CAATTATGTTGTTAAGGCAAGTAGTTTAGATTGGCAATATGTTAAATTTTATAGGGTGGTAAACGATGAAACATAAATGGCACAAAGAAATAAAGGCAAGGGCTGAGTGATGATGAGATATGGGATATAGCTAACTTTTTAGGCAAGAATAAAGAATGGGATTATCCAGTCATGTTTGCTAAAACTATTGAGAAGGTTTTAAGGGAGAAGAATGATGAATAAGAACATAGTAATAACTGTACTACTCATTCTCATTGCTATTTCGTGCTACAAGTTAGCCGTTCCGTCACACGGTGTTCCATGTGCAGTAGAAGTAAAATATGCTAACTCTAAGGCAACTTATGTGGGTTACAGTTTGTAATTCTGATTGACAATTTGGCGGATGTTTCTATGATATTACACAGAATTAAAAGATTACATGGAAAGCTACTGTTGTCGGGCAGAACAACACTATGCAGAAGGTCTGACCATAACAAAAGACTGTATGACGAGATGCCTAGACGTAGAGGTAGATGGCGGATGTAAGTATATACATTGTATATATCACTTTTTTGAGTTTAATTCGGTCTAATCAGGTCTGTATACGGGTTTCAGAGGAAGTGATGTGCATTGTTGGCGGATGTTTTGGCGGATGTATACAGGATTAGTTTAGTTTTGAACTGTTTGTGTACACATATAAAGTTTGTTCACGTTACATGAACATTTTAGAAAGTTGAACAGTTAAGTAACAAAAGCAGTAAAAAGTAAAGTATGGTTTACATTTATTAATGAAAAGGAGTTTTAAAAATGAAATTAATTAGTCTTGGCAACTGCACTACTAATTGTTTTTAAGGGGAAATGTCATGCCGTGTAATCAAAATTGTAATCAAGGCAGGAATTGTAATTGTAAAAAAGATGCTAGTGTATACAGAGCTACTGTAATTGTAGCAACATTACTACTTGTAGCTTTTGTTTCTATGGGATATGGCGTATGGAAGCTTTTTAATGGAACCAAAGGGCAAGAGTGTGCTGTTGAAGTGCAGTTTAAAGATAGTAAGGCAACTTACATAGGAACTAGTATATGAATATAAAATTTGAAATTGATGATAATAATTTAGTATATGAAGTGTTAGATGGTTTATTTCTTAGCTTGCTTAAGAACCACATGAAAATAGACCAAGAAATACTAGACGACAGTAGTAATAGTTATATGCACATAGATGATTTAATGCAAATACAAGCAAATATTTCGGCTTACAAACACTTGATTAAATATTATAGTAATCCAAGTGAGTTAGATGATGACACCAGCAGAACTTGAGGAATTGACTTATCTTTTAATCTTATCTAAGATGAAGGAAAATGCAAAGAAATTATGATAGAATGGCACAAATTTTACTTACCACCGATTAACTTATACAACACACCGAGGATATATATGGACAGAGAGAATGAATCAGGTATGAATGAAGAAGAGATGTATGTGGAATTTACAATGATTGAGATTAACGAGTTTATTAGCAGGTATGGTGCGGAATTCTTCTTGTCAAAACTGAAGTATCCAAACTTAATGGCAATTATCCGAGAGTTACCGTAATGCTGTTACAGGCAGACGCATCTGCTCTAGAAATCCGTGTTGCCGCCTACCTTAGCCAAGACCAAGTCTTAATAAACGAGATTGTGAATGGTGTGGATTTGCATACCGATAACCAAGAGAAGTTTGGACTACCCTCTCGTTTGATAGCAAAGATTTTAAACTTTAGGATATTGTATGGTGGCAATGAATTCTCGTTTGCTAATGACCCCGACTTCACTTCTATAAGCAAGAGTAAGGCGTATTGGAAGGATGTTGTTGATGCCTACTACGACAAGTATAGAGGCATAGGGGCATGGCACACAAAGATTATTCGTGAGGTAGTGGAAACCAATAAACTTGTAGCCCCAACTGGTAGGGAATATTACTTTCAGAAGTTCGGTGGGCAGTATAAGGACACGCAGATTAAGAATTATGCTGTTCAGGGAACGGGTGCAGACCTCATGGCTCTAGCAAGAGTTAGTGCTCATAACCGATTGAAAAAGCTAGGATATGGCGACAAATGTTTGTTAGTAAACACGGTGCACGATTCGATAATCCTTGACTTTGATGACAAAGTGTGCGATACTAAGGAATTAGTGGCAATGTTTCACAGCGTGTTTCACGACCTACCAGCTAATTTTGAAAAGATGTTTGGTGTGAAATTTAATGTCCCAATGGCGGCTGAGTGTCAAAAGGGTTTGAATTGGGCAGATATGGAGGTTGTATAATGGAAATTGAGATTGTAGATATAGCAAAGGTAGACAAAGAGGATAAGTTTGGGAAACCAACACGCACTCTAGCCGTAACCTTCACCTCAGAAGGCGTAACTCGCACACAGAACATAGTCCCTTTTGCTAACCCCAAGGTGTTTGGTGTGTTAGACGATGCGAATATTGGTGACAAATTTGAAGTAGCCATCACAAAGAATGGTAAGTATGACAACTGGTCTGCTATTGGTCCAGTAGGGTCGTTTAAACAAGCTGCACCAACGACCAAGGTAATAGGTAGTAACTACGAGACAGCAGAGGAACGGGCGATTAAACAACGATACATTGTTAGACAATCATCCCTTGCTAATGCTATTTCTTATTATAATGCTAGTCTTGATAAACCAACCTTACACGTTGAGGATATTATAACTATTGCAAAGCAATTTGAGGAGTATGTTTTTGAGCCAGCCGAAACCTTATAATTGGATTAGGGTGTTAGAAGTTATTACCTGTTTTTGTATTATTATCAACACTATTAGACATTGGAGTTAAGTATGACAAAATTAAAAGCAACAATCATGTGGGCAAACCTAAACCATGTAAATGAGATGTCAGGGAAATATCAGATTGACCTGTCAAACTTGTCCACCAAAGCAGTAGAAGAATTAGCAAAAGAAGGAATTGAAGCCCGTGAATCGCAAAAAGTAGAAGACGAACGTGGTGTATACATTACTTGTAAATCGACCTACCCAATCCCCGCCTATTACGAGGATGGTTCGGAAGTTCCTAGTAACATCAAAATTGGTAACGGTTCACTAGCCGTAGCAACAGTTAAACCTTTTGCATGGGAATTTAAGGGTAAGAAGGGTGTAAGTGCCACCATCTCTCGCCTGACTGTAACTAAGCTGTTAGAGTATGGTGCAGAAGAAGACGCTGACACCGACCTAGCTGGTGCCGTATGATAGAGTATGTGCTTTGTTATAGCACAGCCTTTTTCTTAGGTATGTTATTTGGTGTTGGGTGTTGTATTTTTTTACATGAGGTAATATATGATAGCCTTAATTGATATGGATTTGGTGGTTTATAGATGTGCTGCTAGTTCAGAGAATGAAGACTTGTCTATTGCCACCCATCGTGTAGAGGAACTACTGGACAACATACTGACTAAAGTACAAACAGCAGAATATAGAGCTTTTTTAACTGGCAGTAATAACTTCAGAAAAGTAATATATCCTGAGTATAAAGCAAACCGCACTCAACCAAAACCTAAATGGTTACAAGCGTGTCGTGAGTTCTCAATAAAGGAATTATGTGCTGAGGTTGCACCTGATAATCTTGAGGCTGACGATGCCCTTGGAATTTACCAAACTGCTGACACGATTATCTGTTCATTGGACAAAGACCTTTTGCAAATAGAAGGCAAGCACTTTCAATGGGAGATACAGGGAGGTCCTGAAGCAAAGCGGTGGATTAAGCCTGATACATTCATCACACAGACAGCCATAGAGGGCACACGCTTGTTTTATGAGCAATGTCTAAAGGGTGATACATCTGATAATGTGAAGGGTGTAAAGGGTTTGGGTGAAGCCAAGGCTCGTAAACTCCTTGCTGGAATTGATAATGAGAGGGCTATGTTGGATGTATGCCTTTCACAATACGCCAGCGAGGAGGAGTTCTTGATGAACGCACAATGCTTGTATATTCTTAGGTCTTTAGATGATAGTTATATTTCACGTTATGAAAGGTTACAAAATGGAATTTGAGCTTACTATTTGTAAAAAGCAAGTGGTTGACCTATCAGAGGAAGAATGTGAAGCTATTTTAGTTAAAACTTTAAAGAATGATTATTATAACATTTTTCATGATTTGGATGCAGACGCTTGTGCAGCTGTTAAAGAGGTTTATTATATTTATACGGGGCAAACTCTTGTCTAACGGTTGGACTGAGGGTAGGTTAAAATCTTTTATCACTTCTACATTACGGGGTGGATTTCGCAAGTTTCCACCTAAATATGAAACTCTTAAAAAGGCATCAGTAGGTAAAAAAATAAATGCTAAAACAAAGAGAATGGCTGAACATTTCACTTGTAATATGTGTAAAGGTGAATTCCCAGCAAAAGAAGTGAATGTTGACCACATATCCCCTGTAGTTTGTCCGTATACTGGATTTGTAGATTGGAATACTTTTATAAATAGGTTGTTTTGTGATGGGGGGAATTTGCAGGTGTTATGCTCCCCTTGTCATGATTTAAAAACTGCTGAAGAACGAAAGGAACGACATGGCAAAGAATGAAATTACGGGGGATAATATAATTAGTGGTAAAGGGAATTCTAAGGCTTTTGAGAAGGGGATAAAACTCATTAAGCCTAGTTGCCTACCTGATTGTAAATATCTTATTGACACCCTTACTAAATGTAGGGTTTGCGATTGGCGTGACGAGTCACTTGTACCTAAGAAAAGGAAATCTAAATGACAGATACACTTTGTAAAATATGTGGTAAAGATTTAGAAAAAACTAAAGAATGTGCATGGACAAGTTGCCCTAAGTTATTTGAGTGGGATGAGGATAGGATTGATACCATTGGGCAAAATGGAAATACAGGTGACCATTATGAGTAAAAGAATACTTGTAATCCCTGACACTCAAGTCAGACCTAATGACGACCTAGAATACCTAGAACGCATTGGAAAATATGCTGTTGATATGCTCCCAGATTTCATTGTGATGTTGGGAGATTTCGCAGATATGCCCTCTTTGTCTAGTCATGACAAGGCTGGTAGCAAGAGTATGGAGGGGCAACGCTACAAAGCAGACATCAAGGTGGTTCACGAGGCAATGGATAAACTCCTGACACCTATCCGAGAAGAACAGCAACGGAGAATAGATAACCATAAACCTCGCTGGAACCCCCGAATGGTTATGTTGTATGGAAATCACGAGAACCGTATAAATCGGGCAATTGACAACGACCCTAAACTAGATGGACTAATATCCTTGGAGGATTTAAAATATGAAGAAGCTGGATGGGAAACCGTTCCCTTTCTCCAACCAATTATTATCGAAGGTATTGCTTTCTGTCATTACTTTGTTGCTGGTGTTATGGGTCGCCCTTGTGGTACTGCCCGTGCTCTGCTTGCTAAGCATCATCAATCTTGCATTGCTGGTCATCAACAAGGTAGAGATATTGCTTATGGGCTTAGAGCAGATGGTTCGGAGGTTATGGCACTAATCACAGGCAGTTGTTACGAGCACGAGGAGCATTACTTAAATCACCAAACCAATCGCCACTTCAGGGGTTTGTATATGTTGTTTGATGTCAAGGATGGTATGTTTGATGAATGTCCAATTAGTTTAAGATATCTCCGTAAAAGATATAAAGAATAAGGAAAATATATGGGCAGTTATATAAAAAGTCTTGCTGGATATGTAAAAGCTAAAAAAATAGAAGAATATTGTTTTGCCACAGATAGAACAGTAGATATAAAAGATAGTATTCAAGGAATAAGAGTTAATAATAAAATATTAATTTCATATAAAAAAAGTAGGTGGAAAATTCTAGGCGAATTACAATGGTATTCTTATTATGGAATTACTAATTTAATGGATGCTTTATTTGATGATAGATTATTAGAATTTGCCCAAGAGCAACAGACTGAAAATCCTAGACAACAAAACTCACCTCCTGTTAAAGAATTAAGCAAAGAAAGAGAACAAGAGATTAGAAATAAAAAAGTATTAAATTACTTATATAAAGACTAAAGGAAAAGATATGCAAGCAGTTGATAAGCAAGTAGGTGGTGACCACTACAAGAAGTTCAAGATACAACCAGCCGAATTTTGCTACAAGAATGGGATACCTTACCTAGAAGCCACAGCAATCAAATACCTTTGTCGCTGGCGTGATAAGGGCGGTATGCAGGATTTAGATAAAGCCATCCATTTTATTGAACTACTGAAGGAGTTTGAAAGTGCTGACGATTAAAGAATTACAAGAACTTATGCTTGAGCAGTTAGATGAGTTAGAGATATTTGACTTACTGGAAATCACCGCAGAGGATTTAGTTTATGCCTTTGAGGATAAGATAGCGAAATACCAAAAACGCATTTGTCTAGAGTTAGCTGATGAACAGGAGGATTTATATGATTAAGAAAGCAAAGCGGAAGTTAGATGAAAAGCAATGGCACGTTCAGTTGGAATGTGAAGTTACCCTTGTTAAGGCAGGGCATTTTCCAGATACAGTTTATGTGAAACTCCCCGATGGACATGAAACAGAAGTTGACCTCGCTTACTTAGCTAAAAGGAAATAATATGTTTATATCTATGGAATTAATTACTGGAATGAGTGTTGGGTTAGAATATATAGATAAATCTGAGAAATTTGATGAAGTTGGGTGGATTTTTATTATTGACCTACTAATTCTTAGAATTATGGTAGAAAATCTGTAAATTTAACGCTCTACGGCTTGTTTAAAACTAGGGGTCTATGTAACGGTATCAGTTTTCTATGATAATCGCTTCTAGACCCCTTTATGTGCGTTCTAGCTACATATTGAAGAATCTCAATGGATTTTTACCCTCATAAACCTCAGATGAGGCTGCTGCTGTTAGTGGACCAAGCAATAATGACTTAACAAAGTCTACTTTCATTGTTCTATCCACTTTAGGGTCATACTCATCAATCTTTTTATAAATATTAGACATCTCTTTTTCTGATAAAATTTTAGATTTAAGAAAAGCAGGGCGAAGTCTAGTCAATTCTGACGACATAACTTTAGCATCATTAATACTTGCAAAATGACTATTCAAAGCTTTTATAAATTCATTCCTTGCTTCAGGTGTTTTATTTAAAAAGTTTAATGTCGTATCAAATTCATCTGTCCCGTATCTAAATTTAGTATTAACAATAGTAGGTAAAGCATCTCTCGCTTTAGCTATTCCCTCTTGAACCTCTACTTGTTTTAATACATTGTATTTTTGAGAACCAACTTGCGTTTCTAAATATTCATTGTATCTTTTGCGTAAAGCATCCTGCACCTTATCATTAATTACTTCAGTAGTTTCACCTTCTGCATTTCGATAAGAACCTTTCTTTTGTATTAAGTTTAATAGGTTTTGTTCAAATGTTTCTTTTACTCTAGCATTAGGGTTTACTTCTAATAATAGTTTTTGATTTAACCTTTTAATCATCTTATCATCTGCATACTCATCGCCTTGGGCTTTTAATACCTTTAAATCATCTACCAAAGATTTGTATTCAGTTGATTTTACAAAAGGGATGGCTGTCCCTTCACGCATGGTTTTATATAAATCTTTTCTAACAATAGTGCTAACTGGGTCAGTTATACCAATATTTACTAAATCAGGAGATAAAAACTCTTGTTGTAATTTTACTTGAGTATCATCAAAGTTTTTAGTTGTATAGTATATAGGGGCTTCTGATTTACCAAAAAACTTTTCTTTTGTTTCTTGTATTGCTTTTCTTTCTAATTTATCATTTTCAAATATAGAAAGTACTCGACCAGAACGATAATTTGAAGCAGAAACTGCACTTTTAAATGTTTTAGCAATTGGTCCAGCAACTACAGGAATTTCACCGCCCAACATCTCTGCACCAAAACGCACTAAATCACTTGCTCCAACAGTACGAGCAACTTCTCCAGCAGCTCCTCCAACAAGACCTCCTAAAGCCCCTGCACCTGTGCCCACAACAGGAAGAACTGTTCCTATAGCCCCACCAATAGCGGCAGAGGTACCAATGCGTTTTGCACTTTCTAAAGGATTAAATCTTTCAGGAGCATTTGGTTCATTAATTCTTTCCCAGTAGCTAGGTTCTTTTGCTGCATTAGCCGCTTGTTGAGAAGCTTCTTGAGCCTCCATCCAACTTTCAGGGTCTAATGGCTGATATTCTTGTGTAGTTAACCATTCTTCAGGTGACATTATTAAAGTCCTTGTGATTTTTTATATGCTGTCCATTGGTCGTCAGTCATATTAAGAGGTTTTGTATATGTTTTATTACCTATTTTTACTGAAGGGGCTGGACCAGTATTTGCACCCACATATTTATTTAATTTAGCAATCTTCTCTTTTTCAGGTAATGACATAAACGCTGTATCATAAGCCAATAGTTTTTCTACTGCATTTGACCTAGCAACAGGAGGTAATGATTTAAATATTGGGTCACTTGTAAACTCATCTAAATTTACCTTTTTAGCTTCAAACCCATATTGTAATGCTCGTTTGTTTGTGAAGGCTAGTGCTGCTGCTTTTGCCTCAACCATCCATTGTTTCATTACTTTAGGGTCAGCCTCATAGCCCGGGAATGTTGATAGAACAACAGACATATCCTTGTCAGATGTAGGACCTTTTAAGGCAAGTAAGTTTGTTAATGTATCTTTTACTTTTAAAGCGTTTATACGGGTTTGTGCACCAACTAACTCAGGATTTGCTGTTAAACGGAAAGCCGCATTTTGAGTTACATCAGGGAAACCAAAAGCCTTATCAACAGTAGCATTATCCACACCACTAATAACATCATATAGGTTTAAAGCAGCATTATGTTCTGTTCTATAAGTAGTCATTTCATCTTTAGGTATAAACTCACCTTTCTTAGTGATAAAATCACCTTTGTCAGTAAACGTGCCAATCTCATTACCAGCAGCAGTTTTTGTTGGAACAATAGAAGGATTAGCACCCTCTTGAACTTTACGTTGGTTAGCAGTTTTCCACTCAGCAAAAGCTAAAGCCCCTTGTTCAGGACCTTGTTGTTTAACATACATATTTAATACAATAGCTTCTGCTTGGTTTTGTGGAGTAACTACATTTTCTTTTTCTCTTAAAGCTTTTTCAGCTTCTGCATAAGATTTTGTAGTTATAGCAATATCTTTACCTTGAGAGATTGCTTGATTTTGAGCCACTTGTAAATTCTGATAGGCATGATTAGCCAACTCAGGCAAATTAGCTTGCATAGCCGCTTGATATACAGCAGCACTTAATTTGTATGGGTCTTGCATATCTTCAGGTGACAAAGAGGATTGCACTTGTTGTAATAGATTATTTTCTGCTGTTTGTTTTGCAAGAATTGGGTCTTCTGCACCAAATAAAGAGCCAACACCTCTACCAATAGCCCTACCCATATTTGCTTTTTGATAATACATTTGTTGCTCAGGGGAAAGTTGCGCCTCTGCTAATGCTTGAGCACGAAATTGTGCATCTTGCTGTTGTTGAAACAACTCAGGGGAAACCCCAAATAATCCTTGTACGATTTCAGCCATAATTTATCCTTTAAATAACCATACCACCACTTACTGTCGAATAGTAAGGGGTTGAGCCAACACCACCAACAGCAGCTGGATTGTTACCACTAAACAAACCACCCCAATCAATCTTACCAATGGCATTTATACCACTATCCCAAGCAGCTTGATTAGCATTAGATTTAGCTAAATTTTGTAAATAATTTACACGATTTATATCTGCATTTACTCCAGCAGTTTGATTACCAAGTTGTCCAACACTAATACCCGTATTTAAACCTTGAGCCATTGTGTTAGCACCAAGATTTTCAAGGTTGATACCATAACCCATAAGAGTATTAGCTGTGTTATATGGGTCTGTTAGGTAAGATTGACCTAAGCCATACAATGCACCTGCACGTTGTAAGTCTTCACCTTGGATTGCACGAGCACGGTCTTCAGCACTTAATGCAAGAGCAGCGTTTTGTTGTTCACGAGCTTGAGCTAAAGCAAATTGTTGTGGATTAATGTATCCAGCACCCATACCAACACCTTGACCAGTAGTTCCACGAGCAAATTGTAAATCGTTTAAACGACTTGATTCTTGAGCACGAGATGGTTCTAATAATGCTTGTTGACGATTATAATAATCTTGGGTCATTGCCCCTGTATCCATAGCTGTTGCTTGTCCAAATAACCCCTTACCATAATCCGATACTTGTTGAGCATAGGCTGTTTGTTCAGCAGAAGGGAGGGCAGAAGTTGCACCAGCAAAATACTGGTCACGGAACGCTTGCATTTCAGGGGTAAGGGTATAAGTTGCTGTTCTAGCATTTGGGTCAACTGTAGATGAAGCAATACCTGATTTAATGCTATATGGAGTAAATCCAGCAGAAGTAGGTGAACCTCCTTTACCACCTTTGCCACCACCTCCACTTAGTAACCCACCAGCAGCACCAGCAGCAGCACCAGCCCAACCTCCTCTGGCAAAACCACTAAGTCCTCCAGAAATGCCTTTAACTAATTTACCCATTATATATTACTCCAAATAAACATCATATTTTTAGAACCATCCTCTATTAGTATTTCATCTAAACAAGGATAGAAACCCATCATTGTTATAAATTTAAAATGTTTTTTATCTTCTTTGTCATGTATAGCTACTACTGGTTTATCTTGTTTAGAAAACAAATTATAACTATCTACTGCTAACTGTTTTTTTACGGTTTTATTCCATTTAGTTATATCACAATGCACTACTATAATTTCTTGTATTTCATTATATAAAACATA